CGTGAGCCTGTCGTTCTTACCTAAGTTGAAAAAGAATTCGTTTGCTGTTACTGTTGATTTCGTCATGATGCTTTAATCCTATAAAAAGCGTTTCCCCCTAGAGCCGATTGCTGTAGAGTGCCTCTAGTATACCACACGGGCTGTTCTTACCCTGTGACAGTAGTACCTTAGACCCCACCCTACCCCCATGCCCCAAACTATGGTAGTGTGGCGGCGACATATACCAACACTGTTCCATAGCCGCAATTTAAGGTTTTGTAAAATCTTAGACAAACCCCCCACACAGAGACCCCCCCGGTCTTTTATAAAATGCCAACTCCTAAAAATTTTATAAAAATTTGAAAAACCCCGGACAGGCAAAAAAAAGCCCACCATTGCTGGTGGGCTAAAGGGCCCGTACGACCCAAGGAGAAGCATGAAGCACAAGACGAGCTTGCCCACACACCGAAAATAAGTGTACACTACCACTAACGGCCTTGCAATGGCCGCAGGAGCCCTAATGCTTGAACATTTGCTTGATAGCCGGTATGAACCACTAATCGAGAACGACCCCGGGGTAACCCCGGTGGGTAAAGCTACGCCTACACAAACAGTAGACGCGCAATCAAATACAGCCGACTGGTTAAATCTTCTCGGCGTTAAGTCCGAAGACGAGATTGTGACTCCTATGGAACAGGAGCAGGCACGCAAATCATTCACGACACTCACTGTCGGAACTAACCCAGACCAAACCAAAGAACAGTTGCTGCAACTACAGACCCCCGCAGCGGTACGCCAGCTTGTGGGGATGCTGACTGCCTATGACTGGGAGTTCGTGCAGCAAGCGAAAGAGCTGCGGGGGTACGCAGTGGCCAAGATCTTAGAAGAGGTCGAAAACCCCAGCGCCAACATACGGCTTAAAGCCTTGGGCCTACTGGGTAAGATCACCGAGGTCGGCCTGTTCACTGAAAAAATTGAAATCAAAAAAGTCGACGCCTCTGACGAAGAGATTGAGCGGCGCATAAAAGAAAAACTCCGCCGCTTTATGGGCGTTGTTGATGTGGTTGAAGTTGACCCCGAATCCGATGAACCCCTAATCGAGCCCAATGAACCTGAAAAACCTGACGACGCTGACTAAGCGGGAGCTAGAAGCGCTTACGAAAGCGCTGCCCCATATGTCGGTTGCGGAAAAGATCGAGCTTTTGGATGATTTAGAAGTCCGGGAGAAGCGCGCGAGTCTTGCGGCGGCCAGTCACAGCATGCTGGGGTTTGCCAATGCGGTGTACCCGGGGTTTAAAACAGGGCCGCACCACAGGAAACTAGCCAAGATATTTACGGATGTGATCGAGGGGCGCAAAAAGCGGGTGATTATCAACATCGCACCCCGTATGGGCAAGTCCGAGTTCAGCTCCTACTTGTTTCCAGCCTATTTTTTAGGTAAATACCCCGACAAGAAGATCATCATGGGCACGCACACTGCAGGCTTGTCCGAGGATTTTGGTCGGCGCATCCGAAATTTGATTGCTTCTGAGGAGTACCATGAAGTTTTCCCAAACACAATGGTGGCGGATGACCAGAAAGCGGCTGGTAAGTGGTCTACAAGTGCTGGCGGGCAGTATTATGCTGCTGGTGTGGGCGGCGCTCTTGCTGGTCGTGGTGCCGATTTGTTTGTTGTTGATGACCCGCACTCGGAACAAGACGTCAAAACGAACTCACGTCTAGCGTTTGACACGGCGTGGTCGTGGTTCCAGACCGGCCCGCTGCAGCGACTGATGCCGGGGGGTGCAATCATCATTATTATGACGCGGTGGTCCCTCTTGGACCTCACAGGCCGCCTTATTGACTACCAGATCAAGAACCCAGAGGCCGTGCCGTGGGAGATTGTGGAGCTGCCGGCCATTTTGAACGAGGACGAGGAGAACGAGAAGTCGCTTTGGCCTGAGCAGTGGTCCCTAGAGTCTCTAAAGTCCACCAAGGCGTCCATTGACCCCCGGTATTGGAACGCGCAGTACATGCAGCAGCCCACGTCGGAGGGGAGCGCCATCGTTTCGCGTAAACTCTGGCGGATTTGGCTCCCAGAGGACCCCCCGAAGTGTGATTACATCATTCAGTCTTGGGATACGGCCTTTGAGACCAAGAACACCGCCGACTATTCGGCTTGTACGACGTGGGGCGTGTTCTATAACGAGGAAGAGGGCAATGCTCCGCAGGTTATTCTGCTTGATGCGTTTAAAGACCGTATGGCCTTCCCTGAACTGAAGCAAGTAGCGTACAAACACTACATGGAGTGGGAGCCTGACGCGTTTGTAGTAGAGAAGAAGGCGGCGGGTGCCCCCCTGATCCAAGAATTGCGGGCTATGGGGATTGCTGTCCAAGAGTTTACACCGAGTCGTGGAAACGATAAGATGGTGCGGCTCAATGCTGTTGCCGATTTGTTCAGTAGCGGTAAAATCTGGGCACCAGATACGCGATGGGCGCGTGAGGTGATAGAAGAAATGGCATCTTTTCCTGTTGGCGAACACGACGACTACGTTGACACGACCACACAAGCACTGCTGCGCTACCGACAAGGCGGATTTATCTCATTGGACTCCGATGAGAAAGACGACCCCTACCATGCGCCCCGCCGGGCCGCGTACTACTAAGGATATTTGATGGCTACTAACATTGATAAATCGCTATACCAAACACCTATGGGCCTAGAAGATCTGGCCCCCGAAGAAGGTATTGAGATAGAGATCGTGGACCCTGAAGAGGTGACGATTGGCATAGGCGACATGGAGCTTACTATTAGTAAAGACGACTTTACTGGGGATGAGTTTGATGCCAACTTGGCCGAGGACTTACCCGATAGTGTGCTGGAGGAGATTGCGTCGCAGTTGTCCAGCGACATTGATGGAGACCGGAACGCTCGTGGTGATTGGGAGAAGGCCTATGTTAATGGCCTGAAGCTGATGGGCTTGCAGATTGAAGAACGTACGGAGCCTTGGAACGGGGCGAGTGGCGTTTTCCACCCCATGATTACGGAAGCGGTGGTACGCTTTCAAAGCGAGACAATCACGGAGACGTTCCCTGCGCAGGGGCCGGTACGCACGAAAATAGTCGGTAAAGAGACCCCAGAGAAGAAAGCGGCGAGTCTTCGAGTCCAAGAGGACATGAATTATCAGCTCACGGAAGTGATGCAGGAGTTCCGCCCAGAGCACGAGCGCATGTTATGGTCGCTGCCAGCTACTGGCTCCGCGTTCAAGAAAGTTTACTTTGACCCCAATTTGGGGCGTCAAGTGTCTGTGTTTGTCCCCGCCGAGGACATCTTGTTGCCATACGGCACATCAGAGATCCAGACCTGCTACCGCGTCACGCACGTCATGCGTAAGACCAAGAACGACATCCTGAAACTGCAGGTTGCCGGGTTCTACCGCGACGAAGACATTGGGGAGCCAGACAAGGCGACCGATGAGATAAACAAGGCCAAGGATAAAGAGACAGGCTTCAGCGACATCAACGATGATCGGTTCACGCTGTACGAGTGCCACGTTGACCTAGACATCCCGGGGTACGAAGACCTAGACAAAGACGGCGAGCCTACGGGCATTATGCTGCCGTACGTGGTCACAATGGTGCGCGGCACTAACATGGTGTTGGCGATCCGTCGCAACTGGCTCCCAGACGACGAGTTGCAGCTCAAGCGCCAGCACTTCGTGCATTACCAATACATCCCCGGCTTTGGCGCATACGGCTTTGGTCTGTTCCACCTGATCGGCGGATTTGCTAACAGCGCCACGTCACTGATGCGGCAGTTGATTGACGCCGGTACGCTCTCGAACCTGCCGGGGGGCTTGAAGTCTCGGGGTCTTCGGATCAAGGGAGATGACACCCCAATCGCCCCGGGCGAGTTCCGCGATGCAGACGTAGGCTCAGGCACATTACGGGACAACATACTGCCCCTACCCTATAAAGAGCCATCACAGGTACTGTTCACATTGCTGAACTCTGTGGTTGAGGAAGGCCGTCGCTTCGCCGCTACTGCCGACCTACAGGTCTCTGATATGGGAGCTAATGCCCCTGTAGGCTCAACTCTGGCATTGTTGGAACGCCAGTTGAAGGTGATGACGGCTGTTCAGGCCCGCGTCCATTTTGCGTTAAAGCAAGAACTCCAATTGCTGGCGGGCATCATCCGCGATTACACGCCTAATGAATACGACTACGAGCCAGACGGAGAAGAAGGTGTAGAAGGAGCCCGAGCCAAAGGTAGCGACTATGACAACGTAGACATCCTGCCTGTGAGCGACCCCAATGCCGCCACACTGTCTCAGCGGGTTGTGCAGTACCAAGCAGTCATTCAATTGGCGCAGTCTGCCCCGCAGATTTACGACTTGCCTCAGTTGCACCGCGGTATGTTGGACGTGCTAGGCATTAAGAACGCAGACAAGCTCGTGCCCCTGCCAGATGACCAGAAGCCTAAAGATCCAGTTACAGAGAACCAAGCGGTGCTTAAGGGCTCCCCAGTAAAGGCGTTTCAGTACCAAGACCATCAGGCACACATTGCCGTGCACATGTCTGCAATGCAGGATCCGATCATCATGCAGTTAATCGGACAGAACCCGCAAGCCCAGATGTTGCAGGCAGCCATGATGGCGCACGTTGCTGAGCACGTTGGTTTTGGCTACCGCCAGAAGATCGAACAGCAGCTTGGCATGGCTTTGCCGCCGGACGACGAGGACTTGCCCCCAGAGATCGAGATTGCTCTGTCCGGCATGATGGCGCAAGCCGCCCAGCAGGTGTTGCAGCAGAATAAAGCCCAAGCTACCCAGCAGCAGGCTCAGCAGCAAGCACAAGACCCTGTGTTGCAGATGCAGCAACAAGAGTTGCAAATCAAACAGCAAGAGTTACAGCTCAAGCAGCAGAAACTACAGGTCGAAGCCGCAGGCGATGCCGACGAGTTAAAACTCAAAGAGCGTCAGATCGAGGGCAATTTGGAGCTTCAGGGCATGAAAGTTGCAATTGACATGGAAAACTCCAAGGCCAAATTAGCATCCGATCAAGAACGTGCCGGTGCGCAGATGGGCATCGACATCGCAAAGTCCCGTGCTCAAATGGCACAAAACCGAGGTAATCAGAACCGATGATCCAAGACTTCGCACGCGTATTGCGCGAAAAATACGCACCGACATGAACAACTACGCAGATGACTGCGCGGGCGGGGTTTGTCGCAGCTTCGACGAATATCAAAAACTCTGTGGTGTTATCCAAGGTCTGGCTACCGCAGAGCGTCATCTCCTCGACCTTGCTGAGAAAGTGGAAAAATCAGATGAGTGAAATCATTCTGCCTCCGGGTTTAACCCTACCTAAGCACCTCCAACAAATGGATGCCCCCAAAGACGAAGCATCAGACGAGGAAAAAGCCACGTCGTTGCCTGAACCTAAAGGGTGGAAGTTGTTGTGTGTTGTGCCTGATGTCGTGGATACTTTTGATAACTCCGACATCGTAAAAGCTGACGCATTCATGAAACAGGAAGAGCATGCCACAACGGCTCTGTTTGTTTTACGGGTGGGCCCAGACGCGTATAAAGACAAAGCCAAATTCCCCGGGGAACCGTGGTGTAAGGCTGGAGACTTTGTACTCGTGCGTACGTATTCCGGTACGCGTTTCAAAATCTACGGAAAAGAGTTTCGCTTGATTAATGACGATCAGGTTGAGGCTGTTGTGCAAGACCCTCGCGGACTAAGCCGCGCTTAAGGAGTTACTATGGAAGAAGACAAGTTCGAGTTCCCGGACGAAGTGGACGAAAAACAACAAGATGAAGCCTCGGATTCGTTTGAGTTTGAGGTGGAGGTTGTTGACGACACCCCCGAGAAAGACCGAGGCCGTAAACCGTTAGGTCGAGATGTAGAGGACCCAACGGAAGACGAAATTGAATCTTACACAGGTAGTGTTCAAAAACGTATTAAAGAGCTTACCCATGCCCGTCACGACGAGCGTCGAGCCAAAGAAACCCTTATGCGAGAGAAGCATGAGCTTGAGCGGCTTACACAGCATATGGTTGAGGAGAATAAAAAACTCAAACAGTATGTAAACAATGGGAGCGAGTATTATGCCAACTCCATAAAGAAGGTAGCTAACTCCGGAGTCGAGAACGCGCGCCGTGCGTTGAAGGAGGCTAACGAGTCTTTCGATACCGATGCCATCATCGCCGCCCAAGAAGCACTTCTTGAAGCTAAGCTAGAGATGCGGGATGCAGAAAAATTTAAGGTTACCCCTTTACAAATCGATCAGGATGCGGTAAAAACTACTAACAACGTCCAACAGAACCAACCTGTCGATGACAAGACCCTGCGCTGGCAGGCAAGAAACCAGTGGTTTGGCGCTTCGGGACACGAGGAAATGACCAGCTTTGCACTAGGGCTGCACCAAAAACTAGTCAACTCGGGGATCGATCCCCGCTCTGATGATTATTTCGAGCGAATAAACGCTCGCATGAAGTCCACGTTCCACGATTTTTTCGGGGAGTCCGAAGACAGGCCGAAGGCCAATGATGCCCCCAGAAGGCCAAGCACGGTTGTGGCTCCTGCGACGCGCTCGTCAGGAACACGTAAAGTCCAACTAACGCCGACACAAATGTCGTTGGCAAAAAAGTTTGGATTAACCCCGCAGCAATATGCTGTTGAATTGGCAAAGATGGAGAAATCAAATGGCTGAAAACCGTACACCTCGTGAAATTATCTCACGCGAAAAAACTGCTCGCGCTGTTTATCAGCCAGCGAGTGCGCTGCCCGACCCTACTCCCGAACCGGGATTTGTCTTCCGATGGATTGCTACGCACATCATGGGACAGGCCGATCCTACAAACGTATCCAAAAAGATGCGTGAAGGTTGGGTACCGGTAAGAGCAGCCGACCATCCGGAATTGATGCTGTTT